AATGAAAAAATTCCCTAAAGCAGCCAAAGATCCAAACTCTAGACTACGTCAGGCAAGAAGGAGATGGAAATGTTAAAAAAGAAAAAAATCAAAGGTGTAATTAAAGGTTTGAAAAAAGCTTCTAAGCTACACGCTAAACAGGCAAAAACATTAAAGGGAGTTATCAATGGCAGATCCAAAAGTAGGAACAGGTAAAAAACCAAAAGGCTCAGGAAGGAGACTATATACAGATGAAAATCCAAGAGACACTGTCAGCATTAAATTTGCGACTCCGAGTGATGCTCGCAGGACGGTCGCGAAGGTTAAAAAGATTGATAAGACGTTTGCGAGGAAAATTCAGATTTTAACTGTTGGTGAACAGCGCGCCAAGGTTATGGGTAAAAGACAAGTCGCTGCAATATTTAAGAAAGGGAAAGATGCAATTAGAAAACGTCATAAATCGACTGCTTAGATACATACAAAGACGAACAGAGGAGTTATCTGTTGCTGTAACGTCTGGTGGTATTGACAGCATGACAAAATATAACTATATAATAGGACAAATAACAGCCCTAGAGGCAACTAAACAGGAACTCTCTAACCTGCTAGAAGATAAGGAGCAACATGGAACAGTCATCAACATCGAAGATAAAGCTACCGAATAAAGAATTGGTAGGACTCAAAAAAGAAAAAGATCTAACAAAAGAAGATTCAGAAAAACTACCACAACCAACTGGTTGGAGGATGTTAGTTTTACCTTTCAAAATGAAAGAGAAAACTAAAGGAGGCCTGTATATGGCTGAAACAACCTTAGAGAGACAACAAGTTGCGTCGCAATGTGGTTTAGTTTTAAGAATGGGTCCAGACTGCTACAAGGACAAGGAGAGATATCCTGACGGTCCTTGGTGCAAGGAAGGGGAATGGGTAATGTTTGCCCGTTATGCTGGCTCAAGAATAAAAATAGAGGGAGGAGAGATACGTCTGCTAAACGATGACGAAGTTTTAGCAACCATCAAGAATCCAGAGGATATCTTGCATGAATATTAACATAGAAGGAGTAAACTATGCCTAAAGAAGAAAAAATGGTTGATCTTGATACTTCAGGTGAAGGAGCAGAGATTAATCTAGAAGAAAAGGAGCAACATGAAACAACTGTTGAAGACAGTTCTAAGTCCAATGATACATCTGAGAAATCTGATGAGCAGTTGGATGTTCGAACTGACGAGAACAATAAAGAACAAAGTGAAGAGAAACAAGAAGAAGTAAAAGAAGAAACAAAAAAAGAAGACGACAAACTTGAAGAGTACAGCAAAGGTGTTCAATCAAGGATAGCAAAACTTACACGTAAAATGCGTGAGGCTGAAAGACAGAGAGATGCAGCCACTGAGTATGCTAAATCGGTTGAAGAAAAAAGAAAAGCTTTGGAAACAAGGTTTGAAAAAACTGATGCTGATTACATTAAAAAGTTTGAAGCTAGTATAGCCACAGGATTAGAGGCAGCACAAAAAGAACTTGCTGCAGCTATTGATGCTGGTGATGCAAAAGCACAAGTAGAGGCAAACAAAAGGATTGCAACTCTTTCATTTGAGAATGCTAAATTACAGCAGACAAAAGATGCAAGAGAAAGTGTGGTATCAAAACCTTCAGAAGTTAGAGCTCCTGAACAACCAACCGCACAAGCTGAACCTAGCGATCCAGTGGCCGAAGCTTGGGCATCAAAGAACACATGGTTTGGACAAGATAGAGCCATGACATATACAGCGTTCGAAATTCATAAAGATTTAGTTGATAAAGAAGGTTATGATCCTAAGTCTGATGAATATTATGCAGAAATAGATAAAAGAATCCGTGTTGACTTTCCGCATAAATTTGCTAAAACAGATGTTAAACAAACGACTGAACCCGTTCAGACGGTTGCTTCTGCGAAAAGAAGCGTCAAACCAGGTCGCAAAACTGTGAAACTCACATCGTCACAGGTAGCAATCGCTAAAAAATTAGGTGTGCCACTCGAAGAGTACGCAAAACAACTAAAACACACGGGAGGAGCGTAATATGGAAAACGAAAAAAATAAATCTCGTGCGAGTCAAACTAGGTCAAAATCTGAAAGACCAAAAGTTTGGGTCCATCCGTCAGCTTTAGATGCACCCCCTGCGCCTGATGGTTTCAGGTACAGATGGATAAGAGCAGAGAGCGTCGGTTTTCAAGATACCAAGAACGTAGCTGGAAGATTAAGAGAAGGTTATGAACTTGTAAGATCAGAAGAAATCGAAAATGCTGGTGATTATCCGGTTCTCGAAGACGGGAAATACAAGGGAGTCGTTGGAGTTGGAGGCCTTCTTCTTGCGAAGGTACCAATCGAGATCGCGAAGCAACGTCAAGAGTTCATGACTAATCGTCATAAACAAAGAAACGAAGCCGTAGAAAACGATCTTATGAGGGAGCAGGATCAGAGGATGCCTATCAATGTTGAAAGGCAATCTCGTGTAACCTTCGGTGGTACAAAGAAAAGTTAATTTTTTAACGATTCTTACAATCATCGAATTAACGTTAACAACTAATTGGAATAGGATAAAACTATGGCAAACAGAAACACACAAGGTTTTGGACTTATCCCAGCTGGAAGATTAGGCGGTGGAGCCTCAATCCAAGGTCAGGGAAAATACAAAATCGATGCTGGCCACAGCACAACTATTTACAATGGTGAATGTGTTAAAAAATCTAGCGGTTATGTAGTAGGCGGAAACGGTTCTGCTGCAGATATCATAGGTGTTTTGAACGGAATCTTCTTTAATGCGGCGACAACTTTGAAGCCGACATTCTCGAACTTCTACAAAGCAACTATCACACCGGCTAACAGTGAAGACACAACAGCCTTTGTAATAGACGATCCATTCCAGCAATACGTGGTTGGTGCGGATGATGCAACTGGAGTAACAACAATGTTAGAAACGTATGACATGAACACATCAGCAGGTAGTGATACCACTGGTAAATCGTCAGCGACTTTAGACATTGGAACGACTTCAGCTAACGGTAAACAATTCAGATTATTAAGATCTGCAGAGGATCCTGAAAATGAGGATGCTACTGCAGCTTTTGCATCTGTAGTTGTTGTATCGAATCTTAATTCGTTCAACGGCCACAATTAATAGGAGCATATAGACTATGGCAATATCACGATCGCAACTAGTTAAAGAACTAGAACCAGGCCTAAATGCACTATTTGGGCTGGAATACAAAAGGTATGAAAATCAGCATGCTGAGATTTATACAAATGAAAACAGTGACAGAGCTTTTGAAGAAGAAGTAATGTTATCTGGTTTCGCAAACGCACAAGTGAAAGCAGAAGGTAGCGGAGTCTCTTTTGATGAAGCACAAGAAACTTTCACAGCGAGATATACTCACGAGACAGTAGCTCTTGCATTTGCTATCACGGAAGAAGCTATCGAAGATAACCTCTACGATAGATTAGCTTCTAGATACACAAAAGCATTAGCGAGATCTATGAGTAACGCTAAACAAGTAAAAGCAGTTGAGCCTTTGCTTAACGGTTTACCGTCAATCAACACGTTTAAAACTGGTGATGGCGTAAGCTTGTTTAACACATCTCACCCTACAGTAGCGGGTACTTTCAAAAATACCTTAGCTACTCAAGCCGACCTTAACGAAACATCATTAGAGCAGTCAATGATTGACATCTCTAAAATGACGGACGAAAGAGGTCTAAGGGTTGCAGCAAGAGGACTAAAAATGATAGTTCCTTCAGAGCTTCAGTTTACAGCGGAGAGATTGATGAAATCTCAAGGCAGAACTGCAACAGCTGATAATGACATCAACGCAATCGTATCTATGGGTATGGTTCCGCAAGGATACAGAGTCAACAACTACTTGACTGATTCTGATGCGTTCTACATCATTACAGACGTACCTAACGGTATGAAAATGTTTACAAGAGCTCCATTAACGACTGCAATGGAAGGTGATTTCGACACTGGCAACGTAAGATACAAAGCTAGAGAAAGATATTCTTTTGG